ACAAGCGCATGATGCAGTTTGCGCTGAATTTACCAGTGGAGTTCAAACAAGGAAAACCACTGCTAAAAAATGCATTTGTCAAACATTGGAAACAGCACCTGCTGTTGCCCAAACAAGGTTTTACCGGACATGCCAACGATGCATTGCCTTGGCTGGGCATTGATCATGTGCCTACTGGTGATAGATACCAAGATTGGAAAACCATCAATCAGCAAATGTTTGCCAATCTTTCAGTTGATTGAACCAGTCTTTGGTGATTGTTAGGTCTGGATGTTGTTGAGCATAGTTGGCAAAGGTGCGCACACACCAAGATTCACCGGGAGTTATTGATCTAGTACGTTCGTTGTTGTACTCGTACCAGTATATGCCATAGGGTGCAGTGACATCTGTAAGTCTAAACAAAAATTCTTGTCCCGATTCAGCAGCACACAATTCAGCAAATCTATCAAAACATTGTACTTGTTCTAGTCCTGCATACAACCACGCACGTTCTTGGCGTGTGCTTATAAACGCTGGCACATGGGTTATTTCAGGAATGCATTCCAAACACCTCAGCCTTGAGTCTCCTGTGCCCGCAAGATATGTGCCATCACCTTGATCCAACATCATCCAAGGTTTTACAATGCCCTGTTGTTTGATATCTGCAATCCACATGTTGAGTTTGATCAAGTTTGCTATGTCGTAATAGTTGCTGGAATCATTGATGAAATTTTGTAGTCCACTACCTAGTCCTGCATTGGCCCAGTTGCACAAATCCTGCAGTCGTTGATTGGTTTGTACAGTGTCAAATTTGGTTTGGGGGTTGTAGTACAAACAATGTGTGCCGTTGTGAAAACTTTCTACTACAGGGTCTCTGACATTGGGCCAGGGCAATGTTATCAAGGGATTATTCCAATACATGCGTCTACTTAGTAAATATTCAATGAACTACTCACAATTTTTTAAGAACACCCTGGAAAAATTAGGTTTTGATGTGCATGTAGAACCAAACACTTTTGTGCCTCCCTATCATCCTGAACCTGGCTGGCCGTTGAAACTGCCAGAAATAAATTGGAAATCAAACTCTCTTTTGATATTACATTTTCAAGATTTTGTGACTATAACTGATCAAGGTATTATAGAATTAGATCGTGTGCGCGATCATTATGGCAAACATGCCGACCGTGTGCTGGTAACTCACATGCATCCTGGATTGGAAAAAGTTTACAATGGCCCTGTAAATCTCATTGAATTCAGCAGTCACAATTATAGAGAAATTCACAGAATGCGGGACTGCTGGCATGAATGGCGTCACGTGGTTGAACAACCCAAAACACAACCCTGGCAATGCCTCAATGGTAGAAAATGCAATCACCGACGTTGGGTAGTCAATATGTTAACAGAGTGGGGCAACGGCGTGCTCAGTTATGGCACAGATATTCCACTGTCTGAATGGGATTATGGCACCTATCGCGGCACAGAAAACAACGAAAATTTTATTAGACTGGCCAATGTGTATGGATCTTGTGCAGTGAACATTGTGACCGAAACACTGTATGATCCTGTACCTGGGTTGTTTTGCGAAAAAACTTTGTTTGCTATGTTGGCACAACAGATACCCATCATCATAGGGTCACGAGGCCTGGTATCTAGTATACGTGCGCATGGATTTGATATGTTTGATGATGTGGTTGACAACAGTTATGACAATCTGCCTAACGAAACAAGACTAACACAAGCATTGGAATTAAATCGCAATCTCATACAAGGTCAAATTGATTTGTCACCTTATCAATCAAGACTAAAGGCTCAACGTGAATTTCTGCTGGATGATTATACCAATATCATGGAATTGAGATTTATTCGAGACTGTGAGCAATTGGCTAATAACTTAAACTCAAAATAAATCTCTGCATGTCGCCATGCAACACAGCCATCATGGCTTCTTTACTACCAAACATTATCAGTTTGTTGAGTTTGCGATTGTTGATCATGTAATAAGGACAGGTCATGTGTCGATCCAACGCAATTAAGTTTTTTGGCGTGAGCAATTTCTCTGGCAAGTCAAATGAATAACTGCTGAGTTCCAGCAAGTTCTCAAACACATAGAAGCCTTCGTATGTGAGTCGCATGCCACCATCATCACGGATGTTCTGCCACCAAGTGGTCATGGCTTCATCCAAGGAGGGGGCATCAAGATAACGTGTTATGAGTTCTCGAGTGAGGGCAAGTTTATTGAGCATTGGGATAGATCTTATCCCCTTGTGTTAACAGCACAACTGAGAACTTGTCTGTTCGGAATTGTGTGTTGAGTTTGCGAGCCAAGTTGATAGCGTGTCCGGGGTTGGAAAACGATACTTTTTTGTACTTGGGACCAGGAAACTGTGTGAGCAAGTTGCTGGTCTTTAAATTAATGGGCTTGGTATCAAAAAACACTGCCCACACACCTTCCGAGGCCAGCACCTGCTCGGTCTTGTAGGATTGTTTGTTGGTGTGCTCGATCAGCACTGTTGGCTTTGGTCTTGACATATTAAACTCCATGTTTATTTATGCCAATAACTATGCAGATTTGAAACTGCCCCCGGTGATCTGCACTTCTACTACTTCTGCGCCACGAGTCTGCTGTTCACGCATTTGTTCCAATGTAATCAACAGTTTAGTGATATCTGTATGTAAGTCTTTGGCATCGCGCATGCTCATCATAAAGTCTTTTTGTCCGCGGGCTTCGTGTGCTTTGATTGAGTCCACAAAACGATGTATGTGCAAGCTCATAAGTGGTCTTTCAAATAGTCAACTGCTCGTTGACAACGATCTGGATCGTCTCCTAAAAATCCCAAACCACGATTGCAATCATGACATAACCATGCTCTGAATTTTTCTGTTGTGTGGTCGTGATCACAGCACCATGCTCCAGATCTCATGCCACCACGTCCTTTTATTTGTTCATGATCTCGTTGACAAATGGGACAACGGTAATCTACAGGTGGGGGTTCAACTTGACTTTTGATTCGGCGTCGAACTTGATCCAGTGCTTTTTCGCAGGCCTTGCATTTGCTTCTGGGATATTTGGCACCGTTGCTTTTGCTGTACAATGACACTGGCAGTGTTTGTTTACATCCGTTACAGACTTTGGTTTTTTCTTCGATCATTTTCTAGTTAGATACGGCGACAACACAGGTGGGTGCCAACCTGTGGGCTTGAGTACTTTACCATCTTCACGCTTGCGAACCTTGCCAGTTTCCCTATCAATCTTGGCAAAGTTAGTGGCCATGACTTCTCTCCAGGCACCTTCGGCATCAAAGCCTGCTGAATGGATAGCACCAATTGTGACCACAAGGATGTCAATTAATGCATCCAGTTCTTCTTCTTGGACTACGGCTTCTTGAAGTTCTTGGAATTCTTCTTGAATTAAATTTTTGTACATTGCGTACTGTGATTGATTCATTACATCTGTTGATTGATCACAGGCTTGCATAAACTTTTCTTGATCACGAAAGGGATTTATCACGTGCTGCCTCCTGGGTATGAAATGGACCTTGGTATTGATAGCGTTCCAACACAATTAATTTTGGGTTGCGAATTAACTTCCAACTACGATGTTGTTTCACAGCATACCAACCTGCGGCATACCATGACTTGGATTTGCGTTCTTTTGTGAACAAGGGTAATCGGTGTTTGACATCCCACATGGGATTGAATGCTCTGCATCCTGTTTCAAATCCATGCACCTGATCTGGCGCAGGCCGGGTGGTCTTTTCAGGTGGTACAAATTCAATGTCTACCTTTTTACGCACCATGGGAATGGTTTTGAACCGGCCCACCTGATCATTGATGCGCACAGTGTAACCGTCGCCTTCGGCCTCTACCACACCAACCTTGCGATCGTCTTGTTTCAAGATCCAATACTTTTTATCCACTATGGGTTTTGCTTCGATCATCCAATACTCCTTTGTATGTTTCGTTCAACCAGCGACCAATTGCGTCTGAATAGTCACTGAGTTTGGTGAGTTCATATTTGCCACAGAATCTTAAAAATTGCGCACCTACCATGCCCACATCTCGATGACTAATCTGCTCACGTATGGCTTCGTCTACCACGGCCTTGATTGCATCAGGCTGTGCAGTGAGATCAATCAAGGTACGGTTGCGTTCATAGTCGTCCAAGACCTTGCGCTCTGTTTGTTCATGGTCCATCCAACGTTGCAACATGAGATTGTTCCACGCATAGCCGCGACGGTCACGATCTTCAAATGCTTCTGTCAGTCCCACTTGATTCTTGGTGCCTTTCACACGCACACCAGGATAGGCCGAAAACACATTGTCACCAGGATCACCACGCATGCACTTCAAGAACAACACCCATTTCTGATAATCCACAGGAGGTACAAAGTTGGCATCGGCTTTGCCAACTTTGATCTTTGAGTTGCTCTCAATAGTAAATGCCAAGTTTTTGCCTTTTGCGTCTGTAACACCCGCAACACTAAACAAGTGATCGTTGATGCCATTGTACAATTTTACATTGGGTGCAATCAACTGCACAAAGTCAGAATCTGAACTAACAATAACGTGTTCGTCTTGGGGGTGTAGTGCAATCCAACGTGCAATGATATCGTCTGCTTCTGCTGTGGCACAACGGATCACACTACAGTTGGTTCGTGTAGACAAGTATTTAGTCAGCTCATCATAGGTTTCCCAGAACAGTTTGTCCTCTTCTGCTTCTGTTTCGCTCATTTGCCCACGTGCCACTGCACGGTTTGCTTTGTAAGGCCGGTAGTGATCTTTACGCCAAGATCTACCTTCTAGTGCAAATACCACATGATCAGCACCTAAATCACGTGCCACTTTGTTTGCACTCATCAAGGTGAGGTGCAGGGCAAAGCCCAGTTTGGTCCAGGTGTCTGCGGCACGATGTGCTTGGTGCCGCGCACGGAAAAACATGTTACTAGTATCAATCAGTAGATAGCGCATTGTGTGTCACCAAGTTGTTTTGTTTGATGTATTGTAACACATACTTGGCCCAAAAGCAATGGCCTTTGGCATCAAAATGGTGTCCTTTTGTGGGCACATGTCCGTTTCGTTGTAAAATAGCATTGTAAGAACCTTGCCGGTTGTAAGGATACATGTAACTGGTACCCCAAACATGTTGATTTTGGACATCACCAAACGTATTATGCCCACTGTAAAACAAATGGGGAATGTTCAAATTTTGCAGTTCGGTATGAAATATCCAAATCTTTTCATGACATTCCTGAGTTTTGGTTGCCCAATCTACATCAACCACAAACTGCTTGTATCGTTGCCGTAGTTCTTCAGGAACCCAATCTACACCTGATGCATTGACCTGATACCACGTGCCTTTATGCAACCACTCTTCACGTTCCCAAGTTGTCCACTGTATGACCATGAACACACGGTGCAACTGATCAGGATTGTTAGTGATCCATTCACGTGTGGTTCTAATGATGCGATCGTTACTGCTGGCTGATTCAGCATCACAGTGCAATGTCCGGCTGAGGGCTCTTGCCAAATGTGTGCACCAACTGGCCGCCAAGTTGAGTGGATGTGGGCGACGATCTATACCGTTCTTTCCATCATCCTCTGCAAATGAATCTGGCACAACTGCTTCTGCGCCTGCTGTGTGACTGCAACCATTGGCATACAATATCATCTGGGACTGGGACCACCTGTGTCATCTGCACCTACCGGTTCCCATGACTCCAGTTTCCGCTTCAAGTCTTCGGCTGTGGCCACACGTTGGCGTAGTTCACTGCTACTGAATGAGTGATCACGACCATTGAAATGCAATTCAATATCACGTTTGTGACAAATCTCACGACCGGTGAATTCACGACCTTCATATTCTACACCCAAGATGCGCACATCAATGGGCAGGATCAACAACAGGTCTTCTAGATCTTTTTCTGTGTTGTACACCCAAACTTCGTCCACGTACTTGCAGCCTATCAGTTGTAGTTGTCGTTCCACAATGCTCTGCACTGGGCGGTTCTTGTTGGGTCGATCCAGGGTGGGATCATTTTGCAATGCGCAAATCAAGTAGTCGCATTCTTCTCGGGCTTCACGCAGCATGGCAATGTGGCCAGCATGTAACAAATCAAATGTGCTGGCAGTAAAGCCCACACGTCTTCCATCCATCATGATATTTCCTTAACTGATCTCACTGCGTCCATCGCCAATGTCTCGAGTGTGGACATAACCATTTGCTGAGTTGCGCATGGCTTGGTCTTGTTCCCAGGTTTCCATTACCACGTGTCTGCACACATTCTGGAACCAGCGATCCACAATGTCTGAGTCTGCGTCTGTGGGCTTCATCATGTAGCCGGCTTTGACCAGTCGTGCAATGAATATTTCATTCCAGTCCAGTTCAAATGCACCTTGGTGCAAGTTGTTGGGATCAATGTCCATGGTAACAATGGCCACATAAGGCTCACCTTTTTCAGTGGCAAGTTCCTTGGCAGACTTTTCAGGTGTCCGGGGCACACGAATAACCTTTTCCGCCACAGGTTTAGGTTCCGGCTTTTTCTTAAAGCGGTCAAAGAATCCCATTATTTGCCCCACCCGTTGCCCCAGAGGTCAACGTGTAATCTAGGGCTGTACCAGTAGCCACGTCGGAGTGCTTCATCAGCAACGTTGATCCTGTTGCCGTCATACACTGATACCACACCACCCACCGGCATCACAAATACAGGACCACCAAACTCTCGACTTCGGTATTCGGCCACAGCACGATCCAGTTCGTCAAAGTCTGCAACCTTTTCCACTACAAATTTGAGATAAGTCACGCCATATGTTTCATAGTCCCACACAACATCAGGTTTGATAGCATCCGCCCACTTCTCACCTGACACGCTTAGTTTAGGACTCACACTGAATGTGATCTCACCAAACCAATTGCGCAAATAGTCTCGAAATTCTGGAGTCAAGTCTTGAGTACCATTGGTTTCAAATGTGATGTGTCGTAATCCACGTTCTGCTAGTACATCCAACAGTTCAGGATAGGCACGTTGCCAACCCAACAATGGTTCACCACCGGTGATAACCAAATGAACAATATTACCATTGGGCTGTATCCATGAACCATTGGGCAACAGTGCTGTCATCTTGTCCACAAGTTCTTCCACCGTGTATGTAGGACTCAAGTGTTTGAAGTCTGGATGCCATGAAGCATAACTGTCACAGCCGGTGTTCACAAGTGGCAGTTCTTCAAATGTTCGGTACAACTCCACAGTCTTGGCCACTTCATCTGCTTCTGTGCTCCGCTCTCCAGGTTTACAACCAAACCCTGAACAGGTAAAGTTACAGCCAAACATGCGCAAGAAGATGCTAGGCACGCCAACATAGCGTCCTTCGCCTTGTGCTGAATAAAATAATTCTGATACTTTTAATTTCATAATCTTGTTACCTTTGTCATTCCTGTCTTTCTAGGATCTTTATTTAGATTGATGCTTTCTTCATGTATTTTAACACGAGTTTCTGGTTTTGTCACCCAACCCGGTAATACTGCATCCAAATAGGCCAAGTGTTCCGCAGGACTGGGATGTGGATCAGGACCGGGCTTGGGCCAGTTATTTAAAAACACAGTTTTGTCATAACCTGGTAATATACTATCTAACACATTGCTGTACAGGTGCATGGCGTCTCTATGTTGACTGACATCATCGTCGAGTGTGGGCCGTGCCATGAGTTCTACCATACTTAAAAAACGCCAAGTCACATCTGGGCGATTTTCTAACAATGTTTTTACTGCTTTGATATAAGCCAAGTCTCTTATCAAATACCCACGCTCGTCATAGTGATCTTTGAGATATTCGGGATCGTAAATAGGACAACTAAAAATATTACCCAGCGTGTGCCAGCGTCCATCTACATATCGATCATCTCTGGTAAAACTAGTCCAACACACGACCACAGTATCACCTGTACCAAAATTATGTCGTTGATCTGCTTCCATTACGGAATTAAAAATGTAGTGATTACCGCCGCCGGCTTGTCCCCAGTTTTCAAAGTAGTCAAACTCTGGTGCTAGGCAATCAGCCCATGTGCTCCAACGATAGTTGGTAAAACTGCAACCAAATGTGAACAGTCTCGACATCAAGTCACCAGTTGTTTTTTCTTCACAGAGAAACTGCCTTGTGCTTTGGCGGCGCCAGCCCCACGGCGTGTGCCCTTGACATTTTCAACGCCGATGCGATCCACTGTGGCTTTGCCAAAGTTTCTACGTCTTGCAAAATAAAACAGTTCGAGGAATCGATTCAGGCTCATGGTTTTGTCTTCGGGAAAGTCCAAGCGATAAGTTGTGGCAATTTTTTCCAGGGGCTGATTGAAACTAAGGTAATCCCAGATATTGTAATCCACATCAAGATTCATGGGATACTGATTTCTATCCGTGTACTTGATATAGTAGTTTCTTTGCAGTTTCATCAGGCTGGCCACCAAATCTTCAGGCAAGTCGTAACGTTCCAAAAACTTTTCCAGCACATCATACAGTTCATCCACACGGTCTTCCTGGTGCATGTTCATTGACGTTCTGTGAATGATGTTCCAGCCATGTATTTCTACACCAATCTTGGGATGATTAATCTTGCCAGTGTTCATCCAGTTAGCAAAGTATTGTCGGGTTTCGGCTTCTTCTTTTATCAACCAGTCATTGGTCATAGCGTAGGCAAACAAGTCTTCGTAGTAGTCGTTGTAACTGATGCCCAAGTACTTGTTGATGAAACGTGCCACAATAGTAGCAAAGCCATTGATGTGGAATGTGGTCTGGAACCAGGAGAAGATCTGCGCATCCAACATAATAGGTGTGGGCATGTCTTTGGTACCAGTTATAACATCAATACTTTCTTCGATGTGTTCCACACTGTAACTGCCAGCAAAGTAGTCTGTCACAGGCTGGCTGGTGATCTTGAACAGTTTTTTCTGCAACAGGTTCATTTCGGCATTTTCCAACAACTGTGCCTGGAACACAGTGATGCCTGTATGTTGATTCAAATCATACAATGCATAGAAGTTTTTCTTCCATGTTTCCAAAGTCTCACCAGGCAAGCCCAAGATCAGTTCAGTGTATGCAGGAATGTTGCGTTGGTCGCACAGTTCAAACACTTCGTTCAGCTTGTTCATTTCCATGTTTTTGCGACGAATGTTTTCCAACACGTCATGATCCAAACTTTGCACACTTAGTGTGAGTCCTTGATTGAAGCCACGTGCATCCAGCAGTTTCTTCACAATGTCAATGACTTCTTTCTTTTGATTCTTGGCCCATGCTACACTAAACGTTCGGGGTGAACCATACTTTTCTTGCATTTCAATGATCTTGTCTGCAATCATGCCATCACGTTCGGGGTACATACCAAAGTTGGCATCGGTTATACTGATCCAGTCAAAGTTGTGACGGGCCATCCATTCCAATTCGTCGAACACTCGTTGCAGTTCGAACTTTTTGACTTTGTTGTAGGTCAAACTGCCCCAGTCACAGAATGTGCAAGCATAAGGACAACCGCGATTGGTTTCCAGGGTGCCTTGCCATGTTACTTCTGGATGCTGCTCAATCATTCGGTCAAAGATGCCAGACAAGTAAGGACTGGGCACTTGTTCCAGACTTTCAATGCGTTCAGCATCTGGAGTTTTTACTGCTTCGCCGTTCCTATTGATCAACAGGCCAGGAATTGATTCCCAGTCCTTGATTTCAAAATGCTCAAGTATGCGTTTAAATGTTATTTCGCCTTCGTAACAGATCACAAGATCCATGAATGGTTCTTTGCGAAACAAATCCGGGTCAGTGATGGCAGGCTCAGGGCCACCAAATATGGTTAGCACAGCAGGATTGATTTGTTTGACTCTACGAGCAACTTCGTAGTTGTATCGATGATTCCAAACATAGGTGCTAAAAGTCACTATGTCATTTTGGGCCAGACGTTGTGATACTTCTTCCAGGGCTTCCCTGTGCCAGATCCAGTCAGTGGCTTCGAATTTTTCACGAATGGCAGAATCAGCGTAACTGTAACTCCACACTACACCGGCCGAATATGGCAAATAGTAGGCATTGAATTCTTTAGGCCCTTGTTGAAAGTTGGGCTGGACAAAGGCTATGGTATGTTTCATCTAGTATTTAACTACTTGGCAAAGTGTGCATGTGGATTGTCAAACTGCACCATTTGCTTGTTTACATCATTCTGGGCCAACTTCTCCCAAGGATCTTGTGTGCCTTTGAAAATGTTTTCAAAGAACTCAATGCTTATTCCATTGTCTCTCATGTGCATGGCTAACTTGGCACAATCTCGATGACGCAGTTCGATCTGTGTTCGGCTGTGGAAATCTGCTTCATCAAATGGTCTGCCCTCTAGTGATGCACGTTCACGGAATGTGGCATCATTGTTGTTGCCTGTGATATCAGCACGATCATGCAACACCCACACAGGTATGCGTTCCCAGATGTCCAGCATGTAGGCCTGCTGACTCAGCCAGCCATCTTGCACTGAGTGTGGGCTAATGTAGCCCAACAACTCATACCACCGGCGTGGCAAGATGGGAAAGATACTGTAGGGATGGTCCAAATGTGTGTGGAATGCCAGCAGTTTAAACTCACCTTCGTGATTCATGATCTCTGTGTCCCAACTCTTGGTCTCCATCACAGCATCATCGTTCCAGATCATGAGCCAGCGAGCATCAGTGTGTTCTGCCAGTTTGTTGTTGTAGATGTGCAGTCTATGGTAGCCCTGGCGTTCAAACTGCATGGCAGTGTAGTTGAGTTCTTGCTGGTCCAACCATGGCTGTAGTTCAGTCTTGAAATATTCAGTGCCGGCTGTGTCATCATTGTCAAACGCAAACATCAACTGTATTCGTTCGGGATGATCAGCAAGCGTGATCAGGCTGCGAACACTGCGGCCTAAACTTTCAGTGCGGCCTCGTGTGGCCAGCAACATGGCGATGTCAAATTCGTAATTCATTTGTTCCTCATTTTATCATCCTTCGTAGATTGCACTATTGGCTCCGTGTTCGGCACACTCAACTCGAACACAGTAACAACGATTGTTGGTCTGTTCACGGATCAAAGCGTCAGCAAATACAAAAGCATGCTCTGCAAATTTCTCTGCACCAACACCATCAAACGTTCTGATCTCTGCCAATCCTAATACTTCAAGTTCTTCAAACTTGGCGAAATATGGATCAGCTTTATCCAAAGCCAGCTTGTGATCAAAGTGATCTTCCAGCCATGCCTTGAGCGGTTTGAGTCCGCCAAAGTCAACTGCCCAGTTCTTGTTGTCTAATGAATCGCATCCAAATGTGAATGTAAACGCTAGACTGTAACCATGTAGCAAATGACAGTGACTATGATCTGCATTGGGCTGTCTAAATACAGCACTTAAACCAACGTTGTGTCCGTAATGTTTTGTTGAGTAGTATTTTGCCATGCTTTTTCTCCTATGTTAATTTTAGCATAGGCAGCAGAATTTGTATAGCGGGATGATGCTCAAAGGCCGCTGAAAGAAATACTTATGCCGGCTGTTGATAGCCTGCGGCTTTGTAGTTGGCCTGACCCGAAATAACTCCGCGCACACCGCCAACGGGGTCAGCGCAGTCGCCATGTCGTCTCGGTATCAGATGCACATGTGGGTACATCACAGTTTGCCCAGCGGCTGCACCCATGTTGATGCCTATGTTAAAAGCATCGCACTCGCCAGCCTCAACCATTCTACGTCCTTCGCGCAAGGCAGTTTTAAAACAGTCGTATATGACTTCGTCTGTGTTGTACTGTGGCACAAACAACAAGTGTCCTCGTGCCACAGGGAATCGATCTTCAAACACAGCCACATGAAAGTCTGTGAGTCGGTTGACCTCTAAATCCCAAGGTGCCACTCCTGCAGCCTGTGCTTCTTTTAATGTTTCATATTTCATTTATGATCTTTCTTTTTTTACCACGTCTTTTGATATCCAGTGTAACACAGTGTAATCCTGCTGCCCAGAATTGTCTGTGTCTGAACAAAGAAACATGGCAGGTTATACCCAAAGAATTTAAAAATTCAAACAGCACAGGGTGCTTGTTGTTGAAAATAACATTGTGCGGGTCAACTACCAATACATTACTGTCAAATGAAACTACCTGTTCATAACCTTTTGACTCATCCAGCAATATATCAGTTTGAGCAGCAGGTACAGTTGGTTCACTACTAATATACTGTTCTATACAATGTATTTTTTTGTCATGCAATGATGTTGGCACAAATGAATCATTGATGCAAATCACTGTGTCATCATTGATCATAAAAAATCCATGATCTATATGACCCCAGTTATCCATTATGGTGCTGTTGTTGCTGATAACAGTGTTGCTGGGAAGATTCCGTTTCATCCATTCCAACCCTATTTGACTGCCTGGACCTTGCACGTTGGTTATTAACTTATCACCACATTTGAACATGGTAGCGGTGTGCCACAACAATTGTTTATGGTACAGTTTTTTGTATACCATCTGTCCTAGATTTAAATAGGAATCTAGCCATTTTTTAGAATCTGATAGCGTGTGTAAATTAGGAAGCGGTTGGCTGATCCAGTTGTGCCCTTGATCGAACAATGTCTTAAAGATGTCATAGTAACTACGACTGTCTAGAAATCTATCAGTCATGCTGGTATATGTCTGGTACACTGTGTTCCCGTATACCAAGTACTGATCTCTTGGCACAATAGGAGACATCGGGCAGTCCACAGAAAATGATCCTAAATTAACACTTTGCTGATATTGATACACTTTGGGTCGATGTACTTGTACATCTAGTTCTTGCAACAACAATGCTAGATTATCTAAATCTTGTTTGGTTTCGGCAAGTATGGTATTGAATGCGTCCTGTAGCTCAGGCTCAATGAACCAATCAAGAGCGCCGGGAGCATAGCAGTCGCCTACTATGACTTCTTCCAGCGGATCCCAGTCAGTCCATACACTCATTAATCTGGCTCGCCTTGGAACACTTCACCAGTGGTTTCGTTTTCCAACTGCAATGGACCATAGAACACATACTCGGTGTCGTCGTTTGACCACCCCAAGGCTTCCATACCGTCATAAAAGTCTTCGTTCCAGGCGTCCATGATCTTGTCTTGTTCTTCTTCAGTCATGTCTGCAGGCCAGTCCCAGTCAGCCCAACAACCATCATCCAGGCTGTCTAGTTCCCAATCGTATTCGCCACCAAGTTCGTAGCCGTCGAGATTTTTCAAATCAACGTCAGGCTTTTCATCGCTTTCGCAATAGAATTTGCCCCAGCGATAGCCTTCTTCTCGAACAATCTTCTGACCGTCTTTGGTCCAGATCGAACGTTCAATGGCATTCTTTTTGTGCTGTGTGGTCAGTATCCATGTGGCCATGATTCTCTCCTTAGGAGTCGATTTCCATTGAGTTCCACTCTCGGACCACATCCAGCATTTCTGCTTCTGTAGCACAAAGAACTTTGGCAGTTTTCCAATCGTTTTCTTTGTCTCGTCCACCCACTTCCACCATGAAGCCGTTGTCGTAACGGTTCACAGTAATTGATTCGTTTACTTTGTCCAGTTTGCTTAATTTCTTTGCCATGCTCTTTCTCCTTAAGTTAATTCTACTACTCGATATCGAGAAGCAGGATAGTGTTCCTGCAACCACTCCAACAGCCCTGGTTCCCAGGGTAAATTGATTTCACCTGTGCGATTTGTTATATACATTATCTTGGTGCAAACTCTTGTTGCAGTTTGATATTGTCCATGAACTCTTTCTTCACACTGTCATCTGTTTTGAATGCACCTCGCAACACAGTGGTCTGTGTTAGACTGCTATGTGCCATGATGCCTCGATTCTCACAGCAGCCATGCGTGGCCTGTATATACACGCCAACATCTTGTGATGCGGTGGCTGCCATGATTTCATTGGCTATGTCAATGCACAGCTCTTCCTGTAGTGTACCGCGACGACTACACCATTGTGCTATTCTAGTATACTTAGATAAGCCAATAAGTTTATTAGCGGCAATGATACCGATGTAGGCAACCCCAGTGACAGGCTGGTGATGATGAGAACACATGGAACGTAACTCACTACGAACCACGAGCATGCCTTCGTAGCGGTCTGCAGAGTCATTTGGAAAAGCTGTGCAATCTGGTGCTGATTCATATCTTCCTGCCATTATTTCGTTGTAGTACATCTTGGCAAGACGTCGTGCCGTACCTTTACTGTTTGGATCATTCTCACGATCAATCAGCAGTGCATCTAACACACCTTCGAATGCCACAGTGGCTTCGTCAATGAGTTTTTCTTTGATAGCATCGCTCATGTAGTCACTGACATTATCGTTGGCCCAAAAACGTTGGCCACGAGCTTTCATTTGCTCTCTAATTACCTGTGATAAATTCTTTTCTTGCATGTTTACTCCAGTGTGTGATTGTACACTA